GAATTTTTCGACTCTATTCGAATAGATACCTTAAATGTAGGCAATGAACATGACATAAAAGTAAGAGAATCGGCGGATTTTTATAATGAATCCGAGAACCTGGACTTTATTGTGCTTCCTTTTCAAAATTGTCAGCAGCTTCTGACCACGGATACCAAGGCGGCTTATTTTACAGAAATGAATGATGATTTTTTGACGGAATCTGGACTGACCGCGGACCTACGCACAAACGACGACCTATTAAAACCCACGTTTACCGCGCAAACCAAATATGATATTATGTTGGGTTCCAAGGGGGTGGTTACACCGCTACGTTACCATACAGACTATCGTAGATATATATGCGTGAATTCGGGTAAAATTAAAGTAAAAATGACTCCATGGAGAAGCCATAAATATTTATATCCGATAAAGGATTACGATAATTATGATTTCCGCAGCCCCGTTAATGTATGGAATACGCAGCCCAAATATACCCACGAAATGGATAAAATAAAGTTTTTGGAATTTGATGTATTGGCCGGACACGTGCTTTATGTCCCACCTTACTGGTGGTATAGCATAAAGTTCTCGGATGAACCCACGCTTTTGACTGGATTTATTTATAATTCTATAATGAACATAGCGTCAAATATACCGAATTACTTCTTATATTTTATTCAGCAACAAAACATAAAAACTCGTGTTACGAAAGTTCTCGATATCAAGTCTGAAATTCATAATAAAACAGAGGACGATGATGAAATCCCTGAAGAAGAAAAGACGCCCATACAAGAGTCTATCGATATCATAAGTAGGTCTTCATAGGAGTCCATAGTTTATGCCTTGTCCACCACAACATCCTTCATAATGTTTTTGATAATGGCGTTTCGAAATTTCGCATCTTCTTGCTCACCGATGCCTCCTAGTGCCCTCTGTGAAAACTTGACTAATAAATCGCTAGCCGGTGTGCTTGTATCCAAACAATCCGGGTTTTCCTCTTTCCATGTTATGAGTTGTCGTAGGTTTTTTCGTGCTATCTGTTTGACCGCGGTATTGAGGTGGGTCTTTTCACTATCTTCTTTTACCCATACATTATCCTGTTTTACATAGATGCTCTCGCGTTTCAAGTCTGTGCAGTGGATGGGTCGCGAATACACATCCAAGGCTTTCAATCCTTTCAAAAATATCTTACTAATTCCTTCTACGAAACCTACTTTTCCGGTTCTCTCAAAGTCTTGTGCTGTTACAACAAGAGAGTTTATGAAATCCGTGAGGTTAATCGCGTTTTTACACTGTTCGTTAAGGAAAAAATTCAAGTTGAAATTGGAGTTATTATTGGTATTTTGAATGTTGGTATTGTTACTAATCGTATTCGCATATACATTATTACTACCATTATTTGATTTTTTCATTTCTTCAATAAGCATCTTACGCTCTTCCTTCAATAGTTCTTGAAGTTCTTTATTTTGATTCATTATTTCCATAACTAGATCTGGACTAAGTGTCATGGGTCTTTCATTTTTCTTATTCGCTGTCTCAGGATTACATGTCTTTTTATGTCTCCATAGGCTGCCTTTACACATATATAGTTTACCGCATTGACACTCGTATTCTTCTGGTTCGTTAACATCTATGTTTGGTTTATAGTCCCTGACTTTATTCAAATGTTTACGGGTTTGAATGTGATTACTGAAATCTTTTTTGTTAGATGTATTAATTTGGCAATATTCGCAAATATAAGGAGAGCTAATCTGGTCAGGATGGGAAATTTTTGGGAAATTTTGGGAAGAATTCGGGAAATTTTGGGAAGAATTTGGGAAGTTTTTTAGATGCTTGCGGGTTCGTATATGATTATTATAATCCTTTTTGCTGCTTGTTATGATGTTACATTGTTCGCAAATATAATTTTGGGAAGTTTTTGGGAAGTTTTCGATCTCCATTTTGTTATAAACGGAGATTATTTTTCCCTAAAATTTCCCTCCGACCCCGACCCCTCAAAAAATTATGCTAAGGCAATTTGAATGAAAAATTCGGTAGTCAAAGCATTATGCTTTCATATCGATTTTTGGAGGTCTTTTTGAGAAAGTCTTTTGGGTTTTGGACATTTTAAAAATGTCCATTTTCGTTTTTTCCAGGATAGAATTTCGGTCCAGATTTGTGTTTTTTCTCAAGTCTACGTAGAATTATGCTATTTACATAATACTTTTTTTATTATGTAAAGGGAATACGGAGGTTATGCCTTGTCCACCACAACATCCTTCATAATGTTTTTGATAATGGCATTCCTATATTTCGCATCTTCTTGCTCTCCTATACCACCAAGCGCCGTCTGTGAAAACTTGACTAATAAATCGCTAGCAGGTGTGCTTGTATCCAAACAGTCTGGATTTTCCTCTTTCCACGTAACAAGTTGACGTAGGTTTTTCCTTGCCAGCTGCTTGACTGCCGTATTTAAGTGGGTCTTTTCGCTATCTTCTTTTACCCATACATTATCCTGTTTTACGTAGATGCTTTCGCGCTTCAAGTCGGTGCAGTGGATGGGACGAGAATAGACATCCAAGGCTTTCAGGCCTTTCAAAAATATCTTGCTGATGCCCTCTACAAACCCTACCTTTCCGGTTCTCTCAAAGTCCTGAGCAGTGACTACAAGAGAATTTATGAAATCCGAAAGGTTAATTGCGTTTTTACATTGTTCATTAAGAAAAACGTTCAAATTGAAATTGGAGTTATTATTGGTATTTTGGATGTTGGTATTGTTGCTAATCGTATTCGCATATACATTATTACTACCATTATTTGATTTTTTCATTTCTTCAATAAGTATTTTGCGTTCATCTCTTAGCAATTCTTGTAATTCTTTGTTTTGTTTTACGAGTTCAATGACAAGTTCCGTTGTTATTATATTACTATTCATTTTGGTTTTTAGTTCATTTGGCTCTTCATTGAGAGAGCATTTCTTCTTATGTCTCCATAAACCCGCCCTATCCTTATGTGCTTTATTACAGTTCGGACATTTATATTCATTCGGGTTTTTTTCGGGGGGATTGGGGGAATTTGTGTTGTTTAGATGTTTACGGGTGGAATTATGTATAGTATAATCTTTTTTGTTACACGTAGTATAGTCACACGCCACGCATGAATATATTGTTCGGGGTTTTTTGGGGGAAATTCCGTTGTCGGCGTTGTTTTTATGATCCATGCTTTGTAAATGTTGAACGAAATTTTTTATTTGTGACGAATTATAGTCACGATATTCGTGTTCAAAATAATTGGGGGAATTTTGGGGGAAATCCGTTGTCGGCGTTGTCATAATATAACAACGGAAATTCCCCCTAAATCTGGTCCGCGGTCCGACCTCCTAAAAATTATGATGTGACGTTTTGAATGAAAATATTGGTGGTCAAAGCATTATGCTTTCATATCGATTTTTGAGGGTCTTTTTTGAAAAGTATTTTGGGTTTTGGACATTTTAAAAATGTCCATTTTCGTTTTTTCCAGAATAGAATTTCGGTCCAGTTTTGTGTTTTTTCTCAAATCTACTTAGAATTATTTAATTTTTAATAACAAGGGGTCTTATTTTCTCAATGCGAGTCCATTTGACCTAACTATGTAGATTATGTAATATTTTGAATACATATAGAAATATGGACCTATGGATACATAGCTAGAATGGATACAATAGAGAGAACTTTTCAGGATTCTCTGAAAATGACGGCGTTTTCTGCCATGAAAACCAATAATCCCATATTAGACGGTATACTAACATCCATAGTCATAGGCGCGATTACCTATCTATGTCGTATGGGTTATAACATGCGCGATGGTTATACCAATATATATGAAATACTAAACGAAATCAAAGCCCTTTTTTATACGAAAAACACGGTGAAATTTCAAGGACGACATAACTATGCCGTTTATAAATACGACCCCGCGCCCACCATAAGTAATAGTTTTTCTGATTCATTCAAAGCCTTATTACACGATGTTATTAGTAAGTCCAATACAAACACATCTATTTATGAAATCGAAGAATATATAGCATCAAAACGTTGTCATCTCGAGAACTCGACCACTACGGAAATGTATATTGTTACCCAAAAGAAGCCGTTTCTATATAACAAAGACCTCGAAATATACGCAGTGATGAATATTATAACAGAAGAAACTGACTCGGAGAAGAAGTCGGGTTCAGTAAAAATAAATACTATAACAATAACGCTTTATTCATACAAGTCGGGAATTAAGGTCATACAAGAATACGTGGAGTCTATCAAAGAGCAGTATTTATCGCAGATAGAAAAGAAACGTAATAATAAAAAGTTCATTTATACATTGACAAAGACCTCTTACGATGAATCCAAATATGAATGTTGGAATGAATATCCATTTGAAAGCACGAGAACCTTTGATAATATGTTTTTTACAGAGAAACCAGATATAATAGAGAAGATTCATTACTTTATGAATAACAAAGACTGGTATTATGCCAATGGAATACCTTATACGCTAGGTATAGGCCTACATGGTCCACCCGGAACCGGAAAGACGTCGTTTTTCAAATGTTTGGCAAATATGACTGGCAGACACCTAGTTGTCTTATCTTTGAAGATGATAACCACAAAACAGCAGCTCGAGACCTTTTTCTTTGAGGATAAGTATAATGTGGATAACAAAAACCACAGCGTGGGGTTTGATAAGAAAATCATAGTGATAGAAGATATCGATTGTATGGGGGATATTATATTGAAACGAGAACCTAAGAGCAAAATAAATAAGGCGCGAAATATCACTGAAAAAAACACGGTGGGTGACGCACTAAATATTCTTTTAAATAATAATCGAGACGGAGATTCATCATCTACCACGACTTCGAGTATATCTCAAAAGGAAGACCCTATAACTCTGGATGACATATTGAATTTATGGGATGGATTGAAAGAAACCCCGGGCCGAATATTGGGCATAAGCAGTAATCACTATGATAAATTAGACCCCGCGCTAATCCGCCCAGGTAGGATTGATATTACGATTCATTTGGATAATGTAACCCATCCTATCATACAAGAAATGTTTACGCACTATTATGGGTTTAAAATGGATGAGAGCAAACTGAAGAAAATTAAAAGCGGTTTCTATTCGCCGGCGGAAATCATCAATTATTATGTGATGTATAAGAACGAACCCGAAGAATTTATTCGGCGTCTAATGTCCAATAGAAAGACTTAGCCATAGGAAAATTATATGCGTATATTATATAATGTTTGTGCCAAAGATATATAAAGAGCTATTCGTCGCATCCTGCGTGTTACTTATACTAGATGCCTGTTTCATATCTTGGAATATGAAAGCTTATTCCGAACAAGTTGTAAATATCCAGCGCGTAGTTATGAAAGTGAAACCCATAGGCGCCATTTTATGTTATGCGTTTATAATCGGCGGCCTTTATTTCTTTATTATTCGTAGACATAGACCCGTTTGGGAAGCATTTCTTTTCGGTTTAGTCATGTATGGTGTTTACGATACGACCAATTATGCCTTGTTAAAAAAATGGAATCCTAATTTGGCCATGATGGATACTTTATGGGGCGGGGTTCTTATGGCGCTCACTACGTATATAACTTATTATGCTTTTGAATAACGCGCTAGTATTGGCAATGCGTAATATATTGTTAAAAATATTATGTTACTTGTATATGTCATTGCCTGACGATGAAATATACAAAATAAAAGTCGGCGATGTTTATTTTACAGTAAAAAAATCGGTGAATATGACCTATATGTCGGCCCCTCCCACGCATGATTTTGTAAAGATAGGAGGCGATGATATATGTGTAGAATACAAGTATAGCCGAAAAAATCCAACCGTAGTAGAGTTACAATGGTTACATACCGACGGGCGAAAATGCGCCGAAGGCGATATGGTAATAAAAGGTGATAATACTCTGATGTTATTTTATTTATCCGTTCAAGTTCTCAAATTGTATACGCCGGTCACCCACATAGAACTATTAGATAATTCACAGTTCAATTGTAAACTTCCCGATGGAACCGATGGTCAAATATATCTCAAGGACTATTATTACATTTTCTATGGCAAAACATGGTATGAATACAAATTGGGGGCTTATCCATTGAATCCGAAGATACACAAACAATATTACTCGTTTAGTAAAAATTTTGACGACCCGACCAAGAAACCTAGTGATTTCAGCTTTAATAACGACGACTTGACCAAAATATTTCAGCCTATATGGGATTCATCTAATACATGGAGAACCTTCATACAAAAGATAAAAACCCTTCCTGATATTTGTCAGAAAATATACCCATGGTATGGTCGTGCTTCGTGGTTATTACGAAATAAAACCGAAATGCCAGAATGGTGGGTTATCGATGTTGGTCAATTGAAATTTAAACCCATTCCATTTGAGCGCGTAGAAAAAATGAAGGGAGGCCGTATAAGAATGAAAAAATATATTAGGAATTATCGCAACGGAAGTGACTATCCAAGTCCAACGGCAAGTCACAATTTGAAATATGTATAACTCAGGCGATTGCCATATTATTGAATGACGCCGACAAATCGTCGACCTTTAGTTTTCGCCCCAGCTTTTTCGTCTTCATAACCCCACCGTATCTTCGGCAAAAGTCGGCAATCGTAATATATTCCATCGAGTCATGGCCTGTGCTTTTAATAACCACTTCCGGAGGCTGCTCATCCGTTTCCATATTCCAAACGGAATAAAACTCGCTCTCTAGGTCGTCATCTTCTTCGCCAGCCTCGTTATAAAACGCAATCTTCTTTTGGTCGTCGACTGGCCTTCCTCCGTAGGCATCGACGCGTTCCTTCCAAATAGGGCTTTTATATGCGAAATATAACCAATGGTTTAGATAGAGGTCTTTAAAGACTCCGTCGTGAACTTCGCCGAATATTGCGTTTGTTTCCTTGTGGGCGCTATATTTACAGACCTCTCTTAAATATAAATACGGGGGTTCAATAGGCGGTTTCGTCTCGTATTTTTGTATATTATCCGGCTTTAGAGTAATATACAAATGCTTTTTCGATAAATCTGGTTCGGCGGAAGGTTCACATACGACGCCGATGTAGGTTTTCACGAATAGGTCGATTCTATAGTTGCGTAGACATAGGTTATGGACAATGGTTCCAAGGGCACTAGCACTAGCACTGGCACTAGCAGTAGCACTGGCATTTGTGTCAATAGAAGCAACTCCGTTATCGTCAACATCCATATCCAATTGACTGTCTTCGTAGGTTTTCATAATACGATGAAAGGGCTTGGCTAGGTCGGGATTATCGAAAGAGAATACTTCAGTATATATATTCATGACTAAGCGAAACGCATCACCCACAAATCCAGAATAATAAATTTCGTATAACCAAAACAGGGCTTCATCACTGTTTTTGTTCAGTATGGCTATGAATAATGAATGCTTTACATCATCTAGCGAATATAAGTATCGAGTAAATATCAGTTTCGATTCGTCGCAAGACATGGTTCAAAGTTCTTGGCTTTTGTTATTAACCGTTTAATAATACAAAAAGATTTCAATTTTTGAGGGGGTTCCGAAGGTTCCCCCTCCTTTCCTCTGTGCCTCCTTTCCTCTGTGCCTCCTTTCCTCTGTGCCTCCTTTCCTCTGTGCCTCCTTTCCTCTGTGCCTCCTTTCCTCTGTGCCTCATTTCCTCTGCGTCTCTTAACAAGGAATATTACACCTTTCAACATTCTAAACGCCGACCCTTTAGAGTCGGCGTCTGTGAATGTCGTTAGGCAACGTTACTTTGTAACCGATAAATTACCTTTTATACGTCAATAATTCTGCCTTTGGCAGAATTATCGCATATAAATCGGCAATTTTAAGGTTAAAAGGTGTATAAACAAGCATCACTCAGACTCATTTCGCATACCCCTCTATAAACTTCTTATAAAACGACTTGTATGTATTCTGTAACTTATCGAACCTCATATTGAACTTACCATCCATAAACCTAGGGTCAATATTTTCGACCACGGCTTTATCCTGTAACATCGTATTATACATCATATTATAGCTAACCGCATCTCCCAACTTATTCTTCCAAAAGTTACGATACGTCTTCACGAACAATTTACTCTTTTTTTCGCTCACCGGCAAGGCAAAGGTGATTACTGTGCTTACATATTCATCAAATATGACGCGCGCAACGGTTGTATGTGGAAGTGAAAACTCGTTTTCCACAATAAGGTCTTTTACTCCGAATGCCTTACGAGCCATCGATTGTTCGCCCGCTTCATATTGATAAGCCGTTTTATAATGATGAGGCGCCACAATCCTGGGTGGGTAGATTTCAGTGGGCGCAGGACGTTTCGAATTACCAAATGAATGAACAAATCCGATATGCATCACATCCAAAGAGTTCTCGCTTAATACACGCGAATAACAGTTAAAATCCATCTCTAAAAACACCGCCGAGTCGTTACGTGCCAACTCATCCACTTCCGTAAAAATATTCGTATCGAATTGATGCCCCACAGTATCTAAGGTATTCAAATAGACCCATCCGTTTTTCTCCACCACATGGTATTTGGAAACGTCCTGAATAGGAGAGGGCTGAAACGAAATACCAGGAATAGTCGTCAATTTACCATCGGAATTGAATTCATAGGCATGATAAGGACATACGACATGATTTCGGCATACTTTACCTCCCGATAAAGACGCGCCCTTATGCGAGCATACGTCATCGAGTGCGTTAAAATGGCCTGTTTCGTTCTTCCA